ATCGTATTTAACTTTCATTTCGCTCTCCTAAGAGTATGATAATGTGGTCAAATCAGTAGCCACATTATCATAATTAGCGTTACCGTCTGCCCAGGTTACCACCGTTCCGGTCGTAGAGTCTATTTTTTGCACTTGCCATAGAGCGGATGCTTGAGCCGTGCCAGGATTAGCTAGTGCCACGTATGTTACCGCGCCTACTTCGGTGATTTTAAGGGCTAGTGAGGCCGGTAGTGATTGTGAGGCTGATGTGCCGGTAAGGCCACCAACTATCAATTCGTTATTACTACCTACCTTAACCTGACGTGTTTCAGTACCTGTACTATCATGTGCTAAAAGTCCCGGCACATGGTTGGGGTCTCTTATCGCTCTTTCGCTCGCCATAAATCATCTCCTTGGTGATATTAAAAACCGCACTATAATGCCGTGCGGCCGTTTAACTCATTATATCATACTTGCAGCTTTGGAGTACTCAGCCTCTGACGTTCTTCTGCCATCTCTAAAATACATTTTTTCACCATTCTTATCAGTTATCATTTTGTAGGTCATATTTTCATAGGTGAATTCTTTCGTAGACTCTTCATTTTTAGACTGTTCTACAGTCTCATTACCCTGATTGGGCTGCATTGGTTTTACTTCACTAACCTTAGCCTCTTGAGGTACTCTTTTGAGGTACTCTGGGGTAGAGTCCATTACTGGCATGTTATTTGACGTTTCGACTATCAGTCTGTCATAAAACTCAGCTCTAAAGTTGTAATCTGACAATAAGTGCATTTTCTCCTCGTCTTGAGCGAGTATTTTTGTCATCTGGTTTAGATAAACGTTAGCTACTGTACCCGGTACGTTGAGCTCAGAGTTAGCCCTTATTATGAAATGCCTCATCTCAACCATAAATCTAAAATCTTCAGATTTAATATTGCGAATTTTGACCATGTCAAAAGGCGTAAACCAGTATTTATCGTAAAACTGCTTTTTTGTCATTGGTGTATGCATAAAATCCTTTTAGCCGCAGTGGCTGTTAATTATGTATAAAGTATATCATAAAAGCGCTTCCCGGGTAGAGAAGCGCTTTTAATTTAGAAGTGACCTAAGCCGCTACAGCCATCAATCCTGCTGTTGCTGCCGTGGCTGCTGCCATTCCACCAGCCGTATAGACATTGGTGAAATCATCAGCCCAGTCAGTTGCACCAAACAACCAACTGTTAGACAGTACCAGAGCACCACCTAATGAAGCGTGAGAGTCGATAGCTACTGTCATAGTCGTAGCAGTAGACTTGATCGAGTTCAAGAAATAACAACCCTCGAAGATCGTCCACCTATCCACATCACCTGCCGTGTTCGCGTCAACAAACAAGTGCCCAGCATTGTCAGCGAAAGCTAAGAACCTACAATTTCTAAAGATGTTACGCTGTGACTCACCAGATAGTTCAAGCTCAGCGTTAGTCGTACTACGAGCTACCGTGTCGACACCAATTGTACAATCCTCAAATAGATTCTCATCTCCATCTGCAACCTTGAGCGAGCGAGCTGCGGTGTCGTCACCAGCAGTTGCATCGCCAATACCTGCAAAGTGAACTCTTGAGAAGTAGTTGCGATCACCGGTCACAGTTGCTAGGATGTTATTATCAACAAACGTAGCAAACTGTAGATTTACGAAGCTATTTCCCGAGCCTGAGATAGTCAACAGAGCTGAAGAAGTAGACTGTCCAGCCGTATCCCATAGGATACGTGACCTGTTTGAGACTACCACCGGAGCCGAAACTCCCATAACAGTTACAAGGTTCTTACTGAATGTCCACGCCCCGCCAGATACAGCAGCTGATTCATTCGTACCACTTCCCGAACCAGTGCCAGCTGAGGTAACTAAGATAACGTCATAGTTATTATCGCTAGCAGCAGTATGCGCCTTATACAAGCTAGCGAACGCTTCCTGATGACTTTTACCCGAATTAGTATCTGCGCCATTCACGCCATCAACATACCAGATATTGCCTACGTGAGGCATAAGTCCGAACCCCAGAATGTCTTGAGGAGTCCACTTAAAGCCTTCACGAGGTCCTGGGTATAGATCTCTTGCAAATCCCATAATTAACCTCCTTAGTCAATTGTTAAGTAAACTTCTCGATATTCTGTGTCAACACCAGCCACAAGAGCGATGCCAACCTGAGCTACGACATCGTCAGTGTCCATAGTTTCGACTGCACCAACCGTGCTAGAGCCACAGACCACCGCTGAACCAACCGCGATAGTCTCATCAGCTAGGACGGCACAAACGCCTCGTGTCTGTATCCAGGCGTAATAAGCAGCAGTAGCAGTGATGTTACTCACTCCTACTGGCATGTCTGCCTGGTCAGCGACCGAGACAACCACACCACCCCAAGGGTTCTTGGTAAGAGTGACTTCACTCGTATCAGCGACTAGGGCGACCTCAACGGGCTCGTTAAGAGTCGCTGTGAGCTCAGCAGCTTCACTAGTAGCGGTGTTACCTCCTACTGAGTAGCTTATACCTTCACCTGTAGCATCGTTGACATTCAAAGTGCCATCCTGGTACGCATCAGCAGTGATAGCACCACCAGCGTCTAGTACAACCTTTTTGTCTCCAATAGCAGCAGCAGCGGCTACAGCTACGTTACTTACGTTAGTATCTACAGTAGCAGCTACGTTAAGCTTACCTGGCGCCAATGCAGTTCCACCCACTAAGCTATATCGATAAACCCTACCGTCACGAGTCACACCCACGCTACCAAGAGTTTTCTCTTTGTAGGCAGAGAGTTTTCGTATGTCTTGAGTCGATAGAGGACTAAATCCTGAAAACATATCTTTATTCCTTTCCTTTAAGAAGTTGTTATTCCGGTCATAGCACCACTTCGTACTGGGTTACGGTTCACGACGTTACCGTAAGTTATGATCTGACGAACATCACCTAGAGCGCCAGTAGCCTTAGACTCTTTAGAAACCTGCCATGCAGTAGTGACTACCTCTTCTAGTGCGCCCTTAGTGACTTCCTGGGCCATCTTGATAGGCTCACAGTAGGCAATCTTAAGCCCTACCATCTGAATGTGGTTCTCGTTTAGCGTGTAAGCTACACCGCTAGTACACTGGTCATCCTTCACCGTTGGTATACCACGGAAGTAGTAAGCCTCGTAACCAATACGTCCAGCATCCTGAGCATTCACTGCAACACCCATCGGTGTGTACGGTGAAGTCCTTAAGTTACCACGACTAGTGTCGTAGTTACCACGACTCTTAGCCTCAACTAGCTTCTCAACCAAAGACCAGACACTCTTAGTGGTAAGAATGAGATTGGTTGACTCCATCCTAGAAGCAGCAGCGCTACATAGGTCGATCTGCGAAGCTAGAGCAGTGAAGGATATCACCCCACCAGAAACAGGCGTTAATTGACCGTTGATCACTGCACCATAGGTAGATCGTGCTAGACCACCATAAGCCGAGGTGTAAGTACCGTCGTCGGTCTGAAGTTGTAGACCATCCATATCCATGCCAGTACCGAGACCGTAAAGTACTTCACCAGTCTTAGCGACTAGGGAGTTCTTTACGACGTCAAACTTCCTTTTAACAAGGTTGATAACCTGAGCTTCAGTCTGGTTAAGACTGAGTTCTGGGTAGCTTATAACGACAGAATCACCAATACCCTTAGATTCCCATTGAAGGTTTACGTCGTGGTTTCCAGTAGAAGTATTAAACTCTCCCATCCCCTGGAAGGTTATAGCCGTAGAAACCTCTTCAAACTGAATAGGTTGTCTTTCATATATACCCATGTCCCAAGGTTTGACTCGTGACCCAGTCATTCGACCAACCCACACGCTAGAACCATGTATGGCATCAACCACAAATGGCGCTACGGTTTGCGAGGTAGTTGTTATTAACCCGCTATAATCCATATTGATTACTCCTTAATTTTTTTAAACAAATAAAAAGCTCCTCAGAAGCTGAGAAGCTGTTCATATTCTATTGAAGCACACTACATTTTAAACGTCAACTGGAACTTCCCAAATACTTGCGGCAGATCCAGACCGATATACTTTCTTCACACCGCCAGCTGATGAAGACCCACCGCCAATTATTGAGCCTTTAGACTTTATATTTTCGACTTCTTCTTGATGTTTTTTCTCTTCTTGGGCTTGCTGTTTAGAAAATAGGCTAAACGCCATAGCGAATGAATCTATAAGGGACTTACCCTCCTGAGAGCGCTTGGTATTGGTTTCAATCATATAGTTAAACACATCGGCAACTTGTTTTACTCCAGGATCATCATCAAAGCCTTCTTCACCTGGCTTCTTAAGAGGCTCAGTGATTAAGCCCGAGTCAGTGAGATCTCTTATCTCGCTCTGCCACTTAGAAATCATCTCGTTGTTAGACTGGTTCTCCTTAAGTTTTTCCTCTATCTCGGAGACTTTTTTGTCGTGCTCAGACATGCGTTCTTTGTAAATGTCGTTCATGTCTTTTTGGGCTTGCATAACTTCGTAAAGTTGCTTGTCGTTTACAAAGTTAAAATCGTCCGGTACTAGAGAAGTCGGGTCGTCTGGGTTGAACTGCAGTCTAACTTTCTCAGTAGATCTCTCGCCATAATCACCAATAATGATACGATCTACCTCTATCCATAGGTCGTCAGTAGTCACGGGCTCAGACTTTAGACCGTCTAACTCCTCTTGAAGTTTAGCTTCATCTACGACTTGAGGTTCATTTTTGGACTCTTCTAGATCCTTTTTAGGCTCATCCTTAGGTTCCTCTCTTGGCGCATCCTGAACATCCTGTTTGGGCTCTTCCTTTGGCTCGGCGGTTTCTCTAGGTGCAGATATACCTAGAGTCTCATTAACTAGAGCCTGTTCCTGCTCTTGGGTTAGTTCTGTTGCTAAATCGTTACGATTGTCTTCCATATTTATCCTTTATTTACATTTGTGGGGGCATCTGAGGCGGCATAGGCGGCTGAGCTGGCGCACCTGGTGGCATCTGTGGAGGGACACCTGGAGCTCCTGGGGTACCTGGACCCTCCGGAGCACCCTCTGGTGGCATTGGTTGCTCCGGAGCCTGCATAGCTAACTTGTCCATCTTACGCTGTGCTTTAGCTATTATACCATCTATAAACACAGACACCTTAGCAGCTTTATTTGGTGAGTTAAGCTGGAGAAGTTTATATTTGTCTGTTAGCAGCCATTCGTTCAGGTAAGAGATATATTTATCGTCTATATCTTCTCGCTCTTCTGGTGTCTTGCCTGCAATGACCATTTGTAGATCTTGGTTAGCCTCTCGACTAAATACCACCTTGTCCATCTCGTCAAGTGAGGCTCTAGGATCAGATTGCTCTAGGATGTACTGTTTATAGGCCTCCTCTGGGTCATCGAATAAGTCTAATTCCTTGTAGGCTATCAGAGTACTAACTTTGTTGCCTTGCATAAGTTCCATGATAGTAGCACGTTTTTGGGACCTGTCTATAGGTAAGGACGTGCCAGCTTTAACGCTTATTTCGATATCTAAATTGGCGGCTATTTCCTTCTTTGATAAGACGATATGGACAAATTCTCCATCCTTACCTCTATATTTGAAGAATTTCTTATCGTCGAAATATCTGTACATGAGCTGAGCTTCAATCTGGTAGAAGCGAGTCATCGAGTCGTCTATGCAGTCAATCGGATCGCTCAACCTACCCTCAGCCTGGTTACGTATCATCACATCCTGTCCTAGAGTGTTGTTTTTACTCTGCTCACCTCTAAAGATATTAGGCGTACCCCAGATGTTGTCTATAGAATTACGACTATCGTACTTATCCTCAATTATAAATTGAGGTAGAGGTTGAGATTGCCATGTTGAGAATGATTTATTGACATCTTCTGTTTTCAATATTAATCTATGAACTGGACTAAATCTAACCTTTCTAGCCTCCTCAGCTTCAATAGCGCCCTTACCAAATACTGGTACTCCGATACCACCATATCTAGCGTTCTCTTCTATCGTTTGACCTCGACTGTTGTAATTAATCTGCAACTGAGTAGCCTGCTCTATGTATGACGTCTCGTCCATATGAGTATCACCGTCAGATAAGAAGTTGAAGAATACGAATGGCATCATTGGGCTGTCTATGACGTTCTTGCCGCTTGGATCCCAGTTAGGATCTTCTGTTTTTACAAAAACAGTATCCTCATAGCGTAGACCTACCATAAGTTGACGCTTCTTATCTGTTTCTACCCAAATCCACTCTTCTTTGATCTCAAATTCTTCTGCCAGAGAAGCAATGGAGTCATCAACTGCGAACAATTCCTTGATTTTTTCCTTTTTCTCAGGAAACTGCTGCATGAGACTGTTAGCAGTACGCTTATATGTGTGTCTCAGATAATCGGGTTCCTCGAATAACGATGATCGCTTACCAATCAAGATAGCGTCAGGCTTGATTCTCTCGTAGACTATAGTATCCAGCATCCGATCATAGCGCCACTTCCCTACGCCAATACGAGCACCTTTGAGTAAATCTTGCACCGATAGACGTAGCTTCCCTTTGGCGCGTTGCTTCTCGGCGTGGCGCTGTAGGATCTTCTCAAAATCCTCTGCAAAGTGGTGACTTAGATCTTTATTATCTGCTGGTACAACCTCGGCGGCAGTTATGCGTCCCATCAAGAAAGGCACGATAGTCCGAATAGAGGTAAACTGGCGGTTATCTATAAACGTATCCTGATAACGCTCATCAATTAGTTTCTCTTTTATGTACGTTCCGAGATATTGAGATAAGCCTTTAGCCCTAACAGAAGCTATGCCCTGCTTACTCCAGTGTCCGGAGGCCTCTTGCTCTCTGGCTTTGACAAGCGCTAAAAAATCATCATCATTCATAATCTAATCTTACCATATTATTTTCTAACCGCACTATCTATTTGCTCTTGAGAGAATACCGCTTTGGCTTGTTCGGGGTACATTTGGGCAAATTTAACATTAACTGAACCGTCTTTGTTGTAAGGTTGCTGGACATCCTGCTCGTGGTCCTCCATATCTATAGTCCTACTCCAGCGGGCGTGACCGCTGTTAATTGTAGGAGTAAGACATCTCTGGCAGACATTTTTGTAATATTTATTACAAACTACTGCTGTCCGTGTCTGGTTCGGAACCTGGCAAATGTCGCAATCTTTCACTTTTTTGTCTCCTTGCTAATCTCATAATATCTGGCTCAACTATCACTACACTGCCTATCGGATGATGAGAGTATTCAGCGTCGACATCAGCCTCAACCACACTTGTAGTTAGGTCGGATTCATCAATAACTTTTATCTTGTGGGCGATACCCTTTGGTAACTTTGGCATGCTCCGCCTCCTCACTCTCTTTTATATTCATCCAGGTTTCCACTTCTGATATTATAGAGTCTCTCAGCTTATCATAATCACGATTATCGTAAGCTCTGATCTTAGAATGTATCCATGACCAGAATTTATCATGAACAGTATCCATAACATCTATAACACTAATCATCGCCAATACTCACAGGGTCAACTATAGTCCCAGCCGTCAGAAGTGAACCAGCGGCGCTTGTAGCGTTCTCTATAGTCTGGATTACAGCCGTAGCAGCGTCATATATGCCAGCCTGTCGAAGATCAATAGGCTCATCAGTCATATCTCTTAGGTTAAAGCCGAACCCATCTTGAGCACGTCTAATCTGTTCTAGCCTGTAATCGGCAGGCTCTGAAGCGTTATCCATGAGTTTACGGAAAGTCCCTAATAGAGCTTCCTTGTACAATGTGGAGATGTCTAGCTCACTAGCTTTCACTAACATGGTTGCACCACCAGTTAGTACACCCTCTTTAACCGCTGACTTAGTAGCCTCGATAGCATCCTCTACCCTGTAACGCAATTCCTCCATCTCGGTCTGAGTCGAGCCGCCAACATTCACAATTGCTATCTTACCAGTTAGTTTAGCCAATCTCTGTTCTAATGCATCTTTTTTGTGGGCGTTAGTTTGTAGATCGAGCGCGTCTTTAATTTCTAGCACGCGCTTCTCGACATCTTCACTCGCTCCTTCACCGCCAAGTAATATGCCCTTCTCAGCAGTCACAACAGCCTTGTCGCAGCTACCAAAGAACTCATCTGTAGCCTTAACATTATTAATATCGTCACCAGAGAGGAACAGTTTAGCACCTACATAGGTTGCTATATCCTGTAAGAATTGCAATCCATCATCACCAAAGGCTGGGGGTGGGATGACCACGGCCAGAAGCTTTTGCTGAGTAACATTCAAGATAAGGTCATTCATAGCATCTGAATTCAATCTAACATCGCCTATGATTACCAAATTCTTATTAGTACCAGATATAACTCTCTGTAAAATAGGTACCATGTCTGCATGCGAGGAAAGCTGCTTCTGAGTTACGAATATCATAGGTTTAGCCATTTCCATCTTCTGTGATAGAGCGAAAAATCCCCTATCGAAGTAGTAGCCGTCAACTCTCTCGACATCTAGGGTGGTGTAGTTCTGCTCACGAATCGTGATCGCTCCAGTGTCTCCCATCTCCTTTACGAGGTCAGATACTAACTCACCGATAGCAGGATCACCAGATGAGACGGTGGCTACATCTAAGAGTTCCTTCTCTGTAGCGTCAGTTTTAGCTCTCTTGAGAAAGCCTATCACCTCTAAGCTGTCGTTATAAATTTGCTTTTTGAGTTTCATACCTGATTCACCAGAGGCTATCAGCCTGTGACCATTTTTCAATAGATGGTAGGCAAGAACGATTGTAGCAGTAGTCCCGTCGCCTGCAGCTGAATTAGTCCTCTCGCTAGCCTGTCGTAGTACCTGAGCCGCATGGTCTTCAGCAATATCTTCAAGGATCACTCGCTTAGCTACTGTAACACCATCTCTAGTGAGTACAGGATCACCGTAGGGCATACCTAGAATGACGTTGTTGCCACTCGGCCCGTATGTAGAACTAACAGCATTGTACATCTGCTCAGCGCCACGTAGGAGAGCATGGCGACTATCATCACCGCTTATAATTTTCTTGACTTCACGCTTTGGTAAATTCATGATACAGCTACCTCTTCATCTGGCTTATCTTCAACCTCGCTTATGAATAATGTGTTGCCCTCCATTCTGTAACGAGTCTTCTCTGTAACGTCATACGCAAGACGGTCTGTAGATATCATCGATAGGAACATGCTTATATTAGCATAGTGTGTGTCTTGTAGATTTTTAATAAAGGTGACTTCGCTAGTTTTAAGTGAGAATTGTTTCTCTTTCATTACGCCTCCTCCTCGCTAATTAATCTCCACCACGCCACTAGAGCGTAGGTCTTGCCGTCTTCCTCGAATGTCTGACCAGTCTCAGCTAGCTCTTCCCAGCGGACGACTTTGCCTACTAGGCTTGCAAGTTGACCAACCATATCATCAAGTTTCATAGCAGCAGAAGCTGTCAGGTGATATGGCGATACTGAATAACTTATTACCGTACCCCTCCGTAGAGCCTCAGAATGATCAGTACGGCTAACACCGCTATCATCTTTGATAACCTCGATTAGAACATTATTATTTAACGGTTTTGTTAGCGGCATGTCGCTGTCTCCTTTATTATTAGTTTCATGTGAAAATCCTGTAATACTGCTTACAAGAGTGATTTTTACATCTTGCCTCAATAACCTTATCGCTACGTCGTAGCTGGTCTATCGGCAAGCCTCCATCACTAATATTAACATACTTGTCACTTATTGCCATGAATGGCCGGCCGCACTCTAAGCAATACTGATCACGGTATAGCTTACGGTCTAAGGCTACGTAAGCTAGTGCAATAGGCATTGTATGGAATGGCGTGCGTACTAACATATAACATCAGCATACAATACTGACGGATCTTTGTACATATTTATAAGGGAGGTCGTCTCGACTACGCTGCTGATCTGTTTTGGTATCTGAGGGTTGCTAAGAGCTAAAGTTTGAAAAGCATCAGTACCATGACTCGACCAGTCATGTAAAGGATGATTCTTAAAGACTTTGTTTTTGTCATCCCATTCCTTCCGGTAGTTAGTCAGAGCATCAAGTCCCTTCTCACATTTTTTAGCATCGAACCAGCATCTACTAAGTAACATACGTATTGCATCTATGCCGTCCTCTTTTGTGGTAGGTCTCTTGACTGTCTCGAATTCTATGCCTAGTCCCTTAGCGGTGTCCTTGCGGCTCACTCCTGTAGTAAGTTCGCGTACCTCGATGTCATGTGGAGCAAAATGTGTGCCATAAATATACGGTTTACGGCTTAGCTCGCCTACATAATAAGGTATGCCCTCGCCTGAACTCTCAAGATAGTCTATCATGCGCACCTCCCTGTTAAACAGTTGAACAAACCATATTGTCATCGAATCGTCTATACCCAGATCCCAATAGGTATGTACTGGCAGATTAGCTTCGTACGGTACAGAACAGATACGCCCATCATCACGCGCCCTGTCAAGGTGATGGGCAAAATATGCACCCTGAATAGGAGCTGCGAACGAGGTCATGAACTCTTGCTCGAATAGTTGCAGATCTCCATATAATTCTAGGTACTCTTCCTGTGCCTCCTCAAGTTGCTGTTGAGTGAATACGCCACATTCTAAGGCGTTAAGATGAGACGTGTACCAGCCCTTCTTGCCCTGATTAGATTCAAGTAGACGCTTAGCGTGATTATTGCCACGAGGGGTAAAGTTAAACCACGCAAATCCTCCGTTCTCAGCCAAAATAGGATACAGATAGCCCCATACAGTCGGATCTATCAGCGAGTACTCAGAGAATACAATTCCTACGGGGTTAGAGCCAACTACAGAGTCAATATCTGATGCTCCAACTATCTGAATAGTCGAGCCGTTAATAAGCTCAATACGCATCTCAGTAGAGTTCATCGACTTAACTATTTTTTTGGGTGCATGATTTATGGTGCGAAAGCCGTCACCATCAATGTTCAACCATAAAGCTTTACGACCCTGGCCGTACTCAGGAAATATGTAGTAATAGTTGCCAACTCTCTCTACAGCCTTCTTAATTAAGGCATTGAAACAAGTTTTGTCTTTACCATGGCGCCTTGGCCAGACAAGGATGCAGCGCTTAACCCCACTGTCTATAGCTCGCAGAAATCCGAGCTGATAATCTCGTGGTTTATATCTGTGCGGTATTGTTATCTTAGACATATCATATATGAGTTACTATTTTATCTGCTTTTTATATAAAGCCGACAATTTGGGATCATCAAACCTCAGACTCAGGCGAATTAACATCATCAGGTGAATAATTAACTGTCTGAATTGTGATGTTTGAATCAACTTTACCATCGAGTTCGAGCTTGTCGCCATATTTTTTAGGCTTCATTTTGGCCATCAGCCATCTACGAGTATCTACTCTAAGGCGAGCGCGCTGTACAGAGTCGCCGTTATACTTAAGGCTACCATCCACCTCCATATAATCGTTCGTGCCGTCATCGGCTATGTCGAGAATATCCTCGGCCATCGCGTCAGTCGATTCCTGCTTAGCTTTCGCGTATTGATCGCTAAATCCCGCGTGCTCTCGCATCCATCTGAATACAGTCGCTATATTCGGCATATCGTCACTCTTACAGACAGTACGCAGTGAGTAGCCCATAGCCAGCTCCTGGCATATCCTATCAGCAAGCTCCTGTGTGTATGAAGATGGTCTTCCTACTTTAGCCATTACCGAACTCCCATCCTATCGTTAGCACATCTAGAGGTATACTTATCACACACGTCTTGCAAAGTCTCATCAGACATCAAGAATAGGGCAGACGCGACGTCATATGGATCACTAGGCCTATCTTCACCCCGTAGATA